ATATATAAAAATATTATTTACCAACTTTTATATTTTAAAATTTTGATATATATTTGTACTTATGGAATATAATAAATTAATCTCTTTTGACTTTGATGACACTTTATGTCACACACCACTCCCAGAGGATGGAAAACAAATATGGTTTGAGAAAACCGGAACAGAATGGCCGTATAACGGTTGGTGGTCTAAACCAGAGAGTTTAGATTTAGAAGTTTTTGATATCCCTGTGAATAATTGGGTTTATCAAAGATATTTAGAAGCAGTAATCGATGATTCAGCTTATCTTATTTTAGCCACTGGTAGAATTGAAGCTCTTAGAAAAGAAGTAGAGTTGGTTCTTAATCATCATAATCTTTCTTTTGACGAAGTTTATCTTAATTTCGGAGGTGATACATACGCATTCAAAACAAGATTATTTGAGAATTTAATAAAAAAGGTTAATCCACAAGAGTTTATTATGTATGATGATAGACAAGAACACCTTCCTAAATTTGAAGAATGGGCAACAACACAACCTTGTGTAGTTACTATTGTGGATGTAGTAAACAAAACAACAAAAACTTTTAATAATTAATAGATATAAAAAATATGGCAACAATTACTAAGAAAAAAACTCAATCAAAAGTAGATGAGATTTTGTCTAAACCATTTAGACTTATATTACATAATGATGATTATAACACTTTCGATCATGTTATCAATTGTTTAATGAAGGTCTGTGGTCATGAACTTGAACAAGCATCACAATGCGCACACATCGTGCATTTTAATGGTAAGTGCGATGTTAAGTATGGTGATTATGAGACTATCTCTACGATGAAAGAAAAACTTCAACATTCAGGACTTATTGCTACTCTTGAAGTTAATGGTTAAGGTTTACGACCAAACCAGTCCATACTACCATTATAGTTACTACCAGACTTATATCGATTCTGTACTTGTCTTCTAACTCTTAAAACTTGACTATAGTCTACACCTTCTACGTAATCAATATTTGATAGGCATTGGTTTATGTAAGTAACCATTTCTTTATCTATTGATTTAGACATATATTCATCTACCATTTCTTTGAATTCGGATTTAGGAAATATAGATGTTGTGTTAACTATTGTCATAACACAGTCGTCATGTCCTACGTCAGCTGCGTATTTTATGTTACCGGCTGATGTGGTGTGTTTTACAAATGTTGTGATTTCTCTTATTGTTTCTTCGTTGTTAATAGAGAATCCTTTAGATAACATTAGGTCTTGATAATCTTTTACCAACATATTTTTATTTTCACCTACTTTTAGACCAATCTTTTCTTCGGTTGAGTCTGCTCTGTGTTTGTATCTAATAAATACACTAGATCCATAGTTATTATTTCCATCAAAAACGTGTGGCATCTCGGCGAGTAAAGCATTTCCGTAGTTATTTAACTCTAAAACTATTTTAACATTTTCTGGATTAAGATACTCGAATACTAGTACATAAAGAAGTTCGGCTAATTGTTTGACAGATATAATATTACTTCTAAAAAGACCTATCTGTTCAAGTCTAAAGAAGTCCACAATTGATTTATAAGATAGTTTCTGAATTTCTACTAAATCTTTTGGTTTATTTGTTATTCTAAACATATTTATAACAGAGTAATCTTGACCTAATCCTTCTGATATATCGACAGATAAAATAATTTTATAATCCTTTCTCCTGACAGGCACAAACAAATCATCATCCTCTACCCATTTTAGTCCTTCATAACTAAATTTTATGAACTTATTAAACTCAAATATTTCCTCAAATTCATAGTTCTTTTTATTCTTTAATAAATCTTCTATTATACCTTCGTTTAGAAGTGATTTACTGGAGTTTATAAATCTTAGACCATATTCCTGATTAAACGCATCTTCACCACCAATATCTTTTATTGCTTCTTCTTTCCATGTAGTTACTTCGGCTATTTCCCTAATTGATATTTCTAACTCTTTTGAGTTTAATAGTTGTAAAGTTTTTACTTCTTCATCTGAACAAACATCATTATTGTATATTGATATAACATCTTTTTGTAAATCCATATTATATCCCATATCAATTTTGGTTAAACTACCCCATCTTTCTTTTATATTGTTTAACACATCTTCTTTTTCTAAGCCATTTTCATATAATTTATGATTATTCAATCTAACATAAGTTACAAATCTACCAGGTACTTGATACCAATAAACTCTCATTGGTTTATAGTTATTTTTCTGTGGATCACCAACTGGTCGCTCAGCATCTGTTAATAATCTGTGGAATAAGTTCATTCCATTTGGAGTTGATGTAATAATAATCTTTGAGTTTTGTACGGCAGCGGTTGTTGGAAAGGCTGCTGTGTAGTATGGTTCTATAATGTTGGATGGAATGTGAGCAAACTCATCTAAATAAAGAACGTCAATGGTAAAACCAATAGCTGGTGTTTTTGTTCTAGCTGATGTCTTGATTCTACATCCGTTCTCAAATGTTAGAGACTTTTGATTCCAAGTTTTAATACCGGGTTTTAGAAAGAATGGTAGTAATGTATAGATTGATTTAATCTTATCGACAATTTCTACAGCAGTATCACCTTTGTTAGCAACAATCATTATGTTCTTGTCATTATCAAATAGAATTTTGTGTAACATGAAAATAGCGGAGGAAATTGTTTTACCAACTTGTCGAGATGCCATCAATATGTTAAATCTGTTGTTTACAAAGTTATCTAATATTTCTTTTTGATAGTCTCTTAGTTTAATTGAACCTACTGATCCATCTTCTCTTTTTACTTTACAATATTTTTCTACAAAATAATGTACATCTAGTGCACATCTAACATATTCTTGTTGTTCATCAGGTGTCATTCTAAATGATGCACCAGCCCTTCTAAGACCAACTTCTGATTTTAACCAAGGATTTTGATATCTTTTGACTACAATACCATCATTTATCTTATCTGTTGCTTCATCGACTAATTTAGTTGTGAAGACCATTTGTCTTTCTGTTGTTACAATCGCCATACAAAGAAGGTGAATTTTTAATATATATTGTAAAAAACCACTTTCTTATGTCAAAAACAGAAAATGAAAGAAATAGACTTCAAGATGAGTTTGATCAAATTCAATCAGAGGGAGGTGATTTTGACTTATCAAAACACTTAGCTCGACCAGAAGATCTGCCTGATTTAGGAGAAATTGAAATTTATGATTATGATTCCGATTTAACTGTTGCTAGTCAACAATCAATGGAAGTTTTGGAATCATTAGTTGATTTGTATTTAAGTGATATACCTCAATTAAAGGAACATCCTTATATCAAAAATAAAATGAAAGAAGATGCTATGGTTTATTCCGAGACTATCTTTTTAACTAAGATGACACGAAAAAACTTCTTATCTCAATTAAGACAAGTTGATAATGGTGATAATTCAGCTAGAATGCATGAAGTAGTCAATCAAACTATTGGTCAAATACGTGAGAATGCTAAGTTTTTATCTACTCAAAGAACAGATCTTGAGAAATTTTATAAGAATTTAAGAAAAGATTTAGGTTTCAATGAAATTGAAAATCCAGAATTAAATAAATCTCTAGCTGATGAGGCTTCTGATAATCAGAGTGGACCGACGGGTGATATCATGGACAATAGAAAACTTAACGATTTGATTAAAACAGCTATGTTAAGTAAAGATAAAGATTCTGGTAAGTCTTAACCTCTGAACTTAAAGGACTCAAAGTTTTTAATTATATTTTGAGTTGTTATTTTTACTGGTGTAGTAATAAACTTATTTACTCTATTGAAAGTTACTTCATTGACTATAAGTTCTGTGTAATCAGATTTAAGTAGATCCTTAACTTTTTCTGAAATTGATTCTTCTGAGTTTTTCTGTAAAAATAGTAGAGTATCATTAATATTTTTACACATTTCTATAACTTCTTTAGATTCATCATAGTAAGAAATTATATCATATTTTGTAATTTCCTCGTCTATGAATTTATCACCTTCGGTTTTTAATCCTATAAGATGTTGAAGTAGTAATCTAACCTTTTTGTGACAAATATCATCTTCGTTTCTATTGAAGTATGTTTCTGAAATATAATAGTAGTTTTTTACTTTAAGTCCAATTGACTCTAAGAACTCTTCTAATTTTTTTATTAAATAATCGTAGTTCTTTTTAGTATTTTTAGAACAAATTATATAGATATCATCATCTACGTTCTTAATATTATAAAGATTATCTTTGTGTATTGTATAGTTTAATTTCTCTATAATACTTGGATTCATATATTCTTGCATTGAAAAAACAAGTTCTGATATGTTTGTGTTTGATTTTACACATTTTATTTTAATTTCTTCTGATAAATCTTTACTTAACCAATAATCTGAACCACCTATTTTCATTCTTTGGCCAAACTTCACATAAACTCCTTTTTTGATAAGATTAAATTCTGATGCTGAAATCTTAACAATTGGAATTGACGGTTTAGTTCTTGAAACCAACCAAACCTTACTTTCTAATTCAATCAATACTGATAAGTCAAAAAATTGTGCTCTCATAATTTGAAGTTTGTTACTTTATATCTAATCTCATGTGGTTGATTATCAACTCTTGGTCCTTCATATGTTTTATCTGTCCATTCTACACCACCGCTTAGTTCCGTATCAAAACTTTTACACTTTCTGCAAGTTTTTGGTTCTCTAAGTTCACCATCTACTTTTATATAATCTCTTTCAGTGTAAGAGAATTGTGCTTTACACCAGGGATTAGAACAAACTGACCTAAATTCTTCCATATGAGTATATATAAAAAAGAAAAAACCCATCTTTCGATGGGTTCTTGCTTTAATATCTTTTTAGTTTATTTTAATAAATTTTTACTAAGTGCGTAATCATATAATACCGGTAAATTTAGGTATTTTGTGAAACCATTTTTTACATCTGATAATTTTTTTGACCTTTTAATGATTTTAGTTATCATAAAACCAAATTCTTCTTGAAATTCTAAACAACATTCATTCCAAGGTTTGGAATAATTTTCTAAAGTCGCCCATTCGTTGTAACCTCCAGTTAAGTAGAATAAACTTCTAGCTGGTGATATTAGTTCCGAATCACATTCTTTTATTTCAATATTCCAGATTTCTTCATTTACTTCTTTATTCTTCATCAAAATTGCCACCGCTTCTCCTAAATCTGTTGTTATTTCTCTACCAATCTCAAAGAACCATTGTTCTTTTGTTCTGTAGATAGAGATTTTTTGATTAGTGTATAACAAATCTGAAACTTCAGATTTTGTTATTTCTTTTTTTCTTCTCATAGTAGTTTAGATTATTTTTTAGTTAAGCTTTTATACCACTTACCCATTCGCCGTTAAAGTATCCGTCTTCCCATATACCATTCTCCCAAGTGCCGTAAAATCCTCCATTTTTGAATATACCATAATGCCAGTTTCCTGACATATAGATACCCTCATGCCAAATTACAGTATTATTTTGTATTTCGATGATTGCTTTATTTACTTCAGAGTCTATCAACCAATAAAGTTTTTCCTTTGATAGTACTTCCAAGATGTGATTTTTGGTAGTGTAGGTTTTACCTTCGTACCTTAGTTCTAAAAAATCCATAAATCTAAATTATGTTTAATTAGTGTATATATTGACTAGAAAATTCAACAATTTTAACGACCGATGAAATTTTGCGGTTTTTTAGAGTACAAAAAATTTTATAATTTTTATAAACTGATGGAATCTTTATTTTAATTATAAAATATTAAATAAAAAAAAATTTCTATAAAATCGGGTAAATAGATTTAATATATAACAAAAAATATTCATATTTCATGAAGTATATCAATTCGAGAAACAACTATCTTAAACAAATAAATGAGAATAGAATAGTTGAATTGGATAAAAAGTTAGACTATCAATTAGATAAACTAATACAGGAAACAATGTCCGGATCTGGCGCAATGGGTAATGAAATTACTTGGGGTGATTCATTAGTAGGTAGATTAGTAAATGCAATTATTAGAAAGGCTCAAATTGGGGCTAATATGGTTTTAATTAAACCACTTATTTCAAAATTAAGAGCTGAGTTTGATGACATTTTAATGTCATCACAGTTAGCTGAGCTTGATATAGAAGACAAAAAAATGTTAGGTACTGTTACTATTTATGCTTTCTTAAATAGATTAGAGATGAATGTTGCTCACCTACATGACCTTAAGAAATTTAAAGGTAGAATTGATCCTGTAAATTTAGCTAGTTTGATAGATTTAACAAAAGAAACTATAAAAAAGGTAGAAGAAGTAGAACCAATCGAAAAAAAGAACGAACTTTTAAGACAATTAAATGAGTTCTTAGAGTTTTTAGAGGGTATTAATCTTGATGATTATAAGAAGAAAGAAACTTTTCAAGAAAAAACAGAGAATAAATTATTTAATCTTTGTATAGAAAACTTAAAAAGTGTTTTAAGTGTAGTTAAGATATATGGCGAAATGCAGGAAAAGAAGTTTTATTTCTATGCTGCTATCAAAGGATCTCCAGTTTATTCTGGTCCTGGATATGGTGGTGAGTCAAGAGGCTTGAGTGCCACTTCTGATGACGATGCTGTGGCAAAATATGCTCGTGATAGAAAATTCGTTTCTAACATTAGTAAATCAGTTGATGATATTTATAAAGAAAAATTAGCTAAGTGGGTTGAAGAACAAAAGAAAGCTGGTAAAAACACAAATGCTGGTGAGGGAACAAGAGCTCGACTTAGAAAAGAAGCTGAAGCTGAGAAAGACGAGAAAAAAACAATAGATGTTAGTGCTAAAAATAAAGCAGAACTTGCTAAAATCACAGCACCTAAAACAGGTTCTGGTCCATCTTCTACAAGAGAGTCTTATATTTACGAAGAGGTTGATTATAAAGATGGAGAAGCTCCTAAAAATATATCAACTGGTGATAGTATTGAGTGGGATTTTACTAAAAAGACTAAAGGATTGCATATTAATCAAGCTATTAAACCACTTTATAATTTATTTAAGAGTGAACCTAGTGCTATTGAGGAATTAGAAGCTTATCTTAAATTAAGTCCAGAGGAAAAGATTTCTCAATCCAAGACAAAATCTCCTATACAGAAGATATACACATTAGTAAGAGATGAGAATTTTAGAAACAAATATGTTGTTAAAGAAGGACTTGATAACTTTTTAACAAGACCTGATAATATAGCTCAGAAAATTGTTGGACTTTATTCAATTAGTGTTAAGAATGACGTAATGAATGCTGCAAATGATGAAATTAAAAAAATGTTTGCTTCTAACCAAGAGAATTTAGTTCTTTGGGATAAAATGATGAAAGAGTTGGTTAATTTCAACGCTACTATGAGAGGAGTGATTAACCCTGAGTTACAGTTTGGTAAGCCAGAAAATAAAGAAGAAAAAACTCAAGAGAAGTTATTGTTAGGTTATGATAAATTTGTTAAAATGATTATTGAAGCCGACGAAGTAACTCCAGAGACTAAAGAAAATACACCGGAATCTGGTGAAAAGCCTGAGGGTGGATCTGCTCCTGAGTCTGGTGATCCTAAAAAGATTATGCCAAAGAAACTAGCCAACGATATACAAGATTGGTGGGGTAAGAATATGGACCTAAATGCTTGGGTTATGAAAGAATCAGAAGTTGAAAAAATTAAAGTCAACTTAGAAAAGAAAATTGCTGAGACAAAAGATTCTGTTGTATTAGATGGTATAGATCCAATAATGAACATTGTAAGAATTTTCAATAGAGCTTATGGATTACACACAAATAATACTATTCCTGGTGCGAGAACCGGTGGTAAGGTGTCTAGATCTGTATACAATGAGTATATTCCTTTTGGTAGAAGTGGTGGTGGTGATCCAAATGCTCAAACTGAGGGACCATATAGACATAAGAAAACATTTGCTATTTGGAACGATGCTGTTGTAAAGATTATGGGTGAAAGAAAATTCCAACCAATTTTTAGCAAAAATACTCAAATTAGAGTAGGTAATGTTCTTAAAAGAGGAGCTGGTGTTGCTTTGAGAAAATTTATGTCGGAAATGTTAGATGGTGAAGAACCATTTAAGAAAGGAGCTCAACAAAAGATGCTTGATAGATATTTTGGTGATATGAGCGATGAAAACTTCAAAGGATTACCAGAAGCTGATTTGTCTTGGAAAAATCCAACAACTGGTGAGTTAGATCTGAAAGATAATTACTCTAAAGCAGCTTTGATAAAACAGTCAATTTATAAATTTGTCAAACCTGAAAGTATTAAGGGTGGTCCAGATGCTGAATCTGGAGAAGGTGATGATTTTATTAAAGAGCAAGACTTTAGCGGAAAATGTTTACAAGTTGATGGTGTTGATGATAAAAATAAAGATGTTACATATTATTTCTTTATTCAGAATGTAGTTGGTGATTTCTATTACATATCATATTCTAGTTCATTTTTAACATTTAAGAATTATTTGCTAAAGGTATTTGATGGTGAATCAATCAAAACTGAGAAAGGTGATGGTGATATGGATTTAGAAGTTAGAAAAAAAGTAAGAGGTACAATCATTTCTAAAAATAACTTCTTAGAGTGTATAGTTAATAATAAACTACCACTTAAGATTAATAGTGTGTCTTCCGGAGCTGAACCTGAGAAAGTTGAAGATATGAAATTTATTACTAAAAGAATGTTTTGGCTTATCAAAGAGACAAAAGAAGATGTAAAGGGTAAAGAAACTGTTACAACTAAAGCTGTAGATATTAATGATGATGTCAATAAATTAAAAACTGCTATCAAAATACATGGTGGTTTTGAGGATATCCAATCTGCTTTAGAAGCCGCTGGGAAGCCAACTACGGTTAAATTTACTTAAAGAAAATGAAATATGTTTTTAACTATCAGAAGTTTATTGAGAAACTTGAAATTATAGACACTGATGAGCCAGATGTAAAGATGTCAAAAGAGAAAATGAATGCTCTTGAAGACCAATTTACTGAATTTAATCAAAAAAAGGCACAGATTGATGCTGTTTATCAAGATGATAAACTCACCGATAAAGATGTTGAGTCAAAACTAAAGTCAATAATTGGACAAATAGAATCAGGTCCTGAACAGGATAGGAATCCTTTTCTTATTGAGTACTCAACTCTTAAAAAATTAGAAAGAGAAGTTAGTCATCTTCAGGATGAAAGAACAAAAGACAAACTCAAAATTCAAGAGTTTCAAGAAGAGTTGTCATTATTAGACAAAGAAGAGACTAAACTTTTAACCAAATCAAATATCAACGACCTAAATACAAAATTAGCTCAAAAATCTGCGAAGATTTTAGAGATAGGAAAATCCATTCAAGATAAGAAAAAAGAAATGGATCAAAAAATGATGGATGTTAAGAAGGAGATTGATGAATTTAATCAAAAAATGAAAGATGAAGAACAAAAATAGAAAAAATGTCGTTTTTTGTTTTTTATATATACATTAAAATAAAAAAAAATATAAAATAATATGGCTATTCAAATTGGAAAATACAAAAGACCAGGAATCTTCATAGAAGAATTTGACCAATCCGTAATCACGAGCCCTATACAAGAAGGTATTACCAACCTTGTAATTGGGGTTTCTAAAAAAGGGCCAGTTAATACACCAATTAGAATTACAACTACTGGTGAATTAGAAGCAATATTTGGACAACTTGATAGAGGATTAGAAAGAAAAGGTTCTTTCTTTCACAGAACAATTACTAAGATGTTAGAAACATCGCCAATTTTCGCGATGAATCTTTTAGTAACCGACGACAATCTTGACACTATCGAGTATCAGTCTTTATCTACTTCTGCTGGATATATGAATGATATCGAAAGATTAGGTGCATATAGAAGATTTTTTGATACAACTGGTTTCTGGAAGAGAGATACTGAATCTTTCATCAATTTGACTAAGAATAACACTGGTTATACAGAAAGAGCTTTTAACATAACAAACCTTTCTGATAGAAATATTACTGTGTTTATCTTTAAATCATCAGTTACTGGCTTTGACAGAACATTACTTGAATGGTATGGTTCTGTTGAAAAGATGCCTCCTTACGTTAATAAGAATGACTTCGCGTCTGACTATTTAGTAGACGTTGTGGTAGTTGGTGGTGATTGGTCAAACTATCAACAATTAGCTGTGGATCCAAGATGGAGTGCTTACTTTAACGCTTCAGGTCTTAGAAAAGAGCAAATCAGAAATTTCGCTAACGATAGAAACGTTACACTTTTAGCATATTATGAAGGTCTTTCATTAATCCCTTATTTTAGAGATTTGAATGGTAGAAATATATTTATTGAAACTACAGTAAACAGAGATACTGACAGAACTGGTTTATTCTGTGCATTTAACAACGACTTAGTTGAAAAGGACTTCTATACTGGTCTTGTTGACCTTTTGGGAAATACTTTAGTAGGTCAGGAAGAAACAGCTATTGATTTCTTATCTTATAAAGAAACAATTGCTGAGTCTGTCGAGATTGTAAATACACCTCTTGACTTACCGGGTAACGTTACAGCTATGTTGGGAGTTGATCCATATATTGGAACATTCTCTTATATAAGTCAAGATGACCACGCATTTTCTAATGGAGCTTTTGGTCCAGATTCAAGTGGTGGTTCTCCATTAACAAGTGGAATTGTTTATAACGGTAATAACAGAACTGCTTGGTTCGCTGAGGGTGCTGTTTATAACGTTACAAAAGGTTCACTTACTACAAGTACACAATCATTGACAGTTACTTATAACGTACCTGGTGGAAATGGATTTGCTGTAATTGATGATACTTACGTTCCTGTTACAGCTACTACGTCACTTTTGATAAGTGCATCTGATTATCCAGTAAATAACGCTACTGCATCATATACGTCAGCATTCATTATTGACTCAACTGGTGAGATTTTGAGTGTTAATAGTTTGACAAAAGATACAAATCCATCAGTTGGATTAAATGATATCGTTTTAGGTTACTTAACATTTGATGTTTATCAAGGAGCTTTCGTTAGTCTTGGTGGTCTTTCGGTTGATGATGTCTCTGTAACAACACAAGGATTTAAGGATTACACGTTTGGTACTATGTCTGGTGATGATTATTACATTACTGAACCTTCTACTGGTGTTCTTAAGTTTGAGTTTACTGGTACTAATACTGTTTCTAAAGTTTCTAACTACGAACAGTACAGAAGATTTAAGATGTTTAGAAGATTAACAGCTTTAATCGATGGTCCTAATAAGGCTAAAATGACTATGGTTTTAGGACCATCTGCTTCATATCAGAAAGCTTCTTTATCTAATATGGAGATTAGTGACATTGTATCAAGTACTACACAAAACAAATCATTCTTACTTGATACTAAATTAACATCTACACAATTACAAGATATCAAAAAAGGATACTTTGTATTATATACAGAAGATAATGAGTTCTTATTAGGAACAGATGGTGTTATTACAAAAGACACTGTCGCTGTTACATCACCTGGTGGAATTGGAGTTGTTGCTAAATACTCTAAATTCTATACAAGATATTTTGATGGTAACATCAATAGTAGAGATTTCTTCTTTGATAACAGACTTTATGTTATGTCTGATGGTACACAAAATGCTGTCTTGGGTGATACTGTAAACGTTACTTTCATCGATGGTGAAGTAGCAACTACAGCAACATCTTCATACGCTGGTTATGATTACATCGTATTCCAGTCAACTGTTGCAAACTTTGATGATGAAATCGAGTTACAAGTTCAAGAGAAGATTCAATTCCCTACGTCTGCTGAAAATAAGGGAGCATTTACTATCGTACAAAACGCTGTAAATCCTTTACAATCAGCAAACGCTTTAGCAAACGCACTTGGATTCGTTGGTTCTACTTACTACGCTTATCAAGTAAATGAAGAAGTTGCTTATGAATACTTAACTGATGTTAATTTAGTAAATGATTATTTAACTAAACATTATTTAAGAATGTTCTTAGACTCAAATGGTGTTCTAAGTGTTGAATTTAAAGATTCATCATTAGATGCTGATGTTGATGTTGAAATAGAAGCAAACAACACATTCTATATTCAGTCTGAAAAAACTAACTTTAAGCAAACTATAGAAATTGAAGTTCCTGCTGGTTATGTACAAACGGCTAATAAGTGTTTAATAGACGCGGCTCGTTACACTGAAGTAAGAGTAGGTGACTTCTTAGAAGCTAGCTACGATGCAACAGCGTTAGAAGTTGGTGAAGCACCAAGAAGATACACAAGAATTCTAAGTAAGAGACAATATGCTGGTAACACAGACCTTACAGAAATTACTTGTGATGGACCAATCGCTATTACTAATTTTGCCGGTGATTTACAAACTACAAGATTTGTTGGAATTGACCAATATGCAAACACATATAAGGCACTTTCACTTAAAGGATTTAGAATTAGACAATCATCTTTACCAGATGGTACTGAAACTAGACAAAATACAATATTAAATCTTGTTGCTAAAGGTACACCATTATTTAAGGCAATCACAAACAAAGAAGCAATTGACTATAGATATTTAATTGACTCATTTGGTCTTGGATTGACTGAGAAATCAAAACAACAATTAGTTGATATTTGTGGTGAAAGATTAGATTCATTTGGTTTCTTGAACATGCCTTCTTTAAGACAATTTAAGAACTCATCATCACCAAGCTTTGTAAACACAGAAGGTGTGTTACAATTAGAATATGTAGCTAAAGGTGGTGACCCAGAAAGTAGTCCAGCATTCCTTTACTCATTCGGTGACGGAGCAGGTTCTACTTGTGTTGGTTACTTCACACCTTATGTTATAGTGAATGATAATGGTCGTCCAGTTGAATTTCCTCCTTCATCATATGTTGCAACAACATATATGAGAAAACACGTATCGAATGTTGGTAACGTTACACCGTGGACAATCGCAGCGGGTGTTACAAATGGTAGAATTACTGGTATTACCGACTTAGAGATGATGTTCACACCAAGTGATATAGAATATCTAAATCAAGCTCAAATGAACCCATTAGTGTTCAAGAGAAATAGAGGATACGCTATTGAAACTGAAAATACAGGTCAAACTCTTTATAGATCTGCTCTTTCTTACATCCACGTAAGAGAGGTGTTGATTGAACTTGAAAGAGAATTATCGAGAATGTTGTTAGACTTCCAATGGAAATTTAACACACCAGACATAAGAGCTGAAATTAAGTTAAGAGCAGACGTTATCTGTGAAACTTATGTGGGTAGAAATGGTTTATATAACTACTTCAATAAGATGGATGATGAAAACAACACACCTGAGATTATTGATAATCAAATTGGTGTACTTGACACATATGTTGAACCAATCAAAGGTATGGGTATTATTGTTAACAATATTACAATACTTAGAACAGGAGCAATTAGTGCTGGTGGATTCATCAACTCATAAAACTAATAAAATTAAAGAAAACCCTCAAATTTGAGGGTTTTTTTATTTTGAACTAAACTTATAATCAAAATTATTTTATAATAGAGGAGATACTTTATCTAATATATAAAAAAAATAATAAAAATTATTATGTCAGAGAATAAGAAACAAGAGATGTCGGAAGAAGATTACCTAAAAAGACACCTTAGTGATTTAGAAACAGGAAAAAAACAAGCAGAGGCTGCCTCTATAAGTTCGGATATTCCTTTTGTAACACCAGCAGTAGAGTCTAATAGAACTACTGACCTACAATTCTTTAATATGGATGTAAGAGAACTTCCTTGTGGTGAGTTTTATCCTACAGGTGCACTTTTTATGGTTAGACCGGCTCAAGTTAGAGAGATTCAGGCTTATTCAATGGTTGATGATAATAACTTCTATGATATCATTGAAAAAATGAATGATATGATGCAGGCTTGTGTAAGAATTAAATATCCTGATGGTAAAATGGGTTCATACTTGGAGATTAAAGACCAGGATAGACTATTTCTTATTTTCTTAATCAGAGAACTTACTTTCCAACAAGGTAATTCTCTTGTTGTGAATACAAAATGTACTTGTGGTCAAGATCTTGGAGTTGAATTAGGAAGAAAGAACTTTGTGACACATGAAATCGATGAAAAGTTAGAGAGATACTTTAACCTTTCTACTAAGTGTTATAATTTTAAGACAGTAAATGGTAAATTCTTTGAATTGACTCCACCAAACATTGGTCTTCAGAAAGCTTTTACAGATTATATCATTAAAGAAAATAACGAGAAGCGAACACCAAATTTAGCTTTCTTAAAAATTATTCCTTTCTTGATGCCTGGTAGAAGTTCTATCACTTATGATGGGATTAAGGCTAAGGTAAAAGAATTTGAAGAAATGGATGACATCTCTTTTCAGTTTCTAAATTCAGCTGTGAGTAAAATGACATTTGGTATCAAAGAATTGAAGAAAACATGTGAGTGTGGTGAGGAGGTCCGCACAGATATGCAATTTCCCACCGGAGCATCAGGTATTTTCGTTATTCACGATGCCTTTGAAGCATATATTAAAGAATAAATTGTTACTTCAAAAGCACTTTCATCTTAGAGAAGAATCTATGGATTTGTGGCCTTTCTGGATGTTTGAGGAAAACATCAAATTGGTCAATGAGATTGTTGAAGAGGAAGATAAAGAAAGAAAGAAACAAGAAGGTGAACAATCTAAATCTATGCCAAACTATGATACTGGTTCAATGATGAGAAATGCTTCTAATGTTGGAAACTTCAGTATGCCAAGCTTCTAAAATAAATCATAAACTATTTGAAAATAAAAAAACCACCAAATTGGTGGTTTTTTTTATGTTATATAATTTAATTATTAATCTAAAGTATATCCAGAAACAAGTTGAGGAATGATACCATTTCCTTGGTCAATGTACTCATCAATGAAGTAATCATAAACGAAGTCAGCTGGTACGTTTTCAATGATGTTGTTAGAAGACCAGTCAAGTGAGTAACCACCAAGTTTAGTGATTTGTACGTTTTGGAAAGTAACACGTCTTAAAACGATACCTTTTTTATCGTGTTGGTTAACGATGATTGTACCGATGATATCACTTTTGTAGTGAAGAGCACCGTTTTGAGAGTTGAATACTAAATCGTACCAAGCTTTTAATGTATTCCAAGTTTCCATAGAACCCTGGTTATTAACATTCACCTGAATCGGAATAGATAATGTTCCGTCTGTTTTTGTAGGTGAAGTCATAAACATTCTTGTTGAATACTTAAATCTTTGTGTTTTAGCAGCAACGTCAAACTCAGTTAAGTTTAAGTCAATTTTTGTCGCGTTTTGTAGTAACAAAAATGGATCTCTAAGTTGAGCTGTCAACAATGTTGGTAAGATGAAGGTAATCTCAAAAAGGTTCAAGTATACTACTTCATCCGGAAACGTACCTGGTCCACCTGGTGTTTTATTGGTTGTTACTGTGGTAAAATGTGGTAATGGCATCTTATTTTTATTATTTTTTCTTTAACTTGTTTGACAAATTATAAATTATATATTTTATTCTAATTTGTCTCTATCTAGTTTATTGTATATATTAGTTATGAAAAGTGATTTTTTTCTAAACTATAACTAAAAATATCGATATAAAAAGAAAAATTTCAATATAATGAAAGTTTTTATGATTACAGATACTCATTTTGGAGTTTATCTAAATAATTTAGATAAGTGGCTAAATATGATGGAGTCTACATTTTACGAGTTTGTTATTCCTTACTTAAAGGAAAATGCTAAAGAAGGTGATATTCTGATACACTTAGGAGACCTTTTCGATAATAGAACAAGTTTACCTATTATCGTGTTAAATAAAGTTGAGAAAATTCTAAAAGAATTATCAGATATTATACCAATGCATATTATGGTTGGTAATCACGACCTTTGGAATAAAGGTTCTAATGAAGTTAACTCAGTTAGACTTTATGGTTATATAAATCAGAATATTACGATTTATGAGTCTACCACCTCATTAAATGTTGGTGGTCAGAAATTAGTTTTAATGCCGTGGGTTGAGAAAAGAGTAGATATGATTAATGAAATAACATCGAATCCAGGTGATTATTTATTTTGTCACTCAGATTTAAATGGTTGTCGTATGCACTTAAACTCTGTTGCTCACAGAAATGCTGATAAGATAGATGTTGAGAATTTTTCCGGATATAAAAATGTCTTCTCTGGTCACATTCATATTCGTCAAATTAACAATAATTTTATGTTTATCGGTTCACTTTATCAAATGGATAGAAATGATTATGGTGACCAAAAAGGTATCACTGTTTTAGACTTAGACACTGATGAAATTGATTTTATTCCTAACACCTACTCACCAGTCTTTAAGAAAGTAAGAGTTGTGAATGAAGATGATGTTGAAGAGTTGGAAAAATTAAAGGATAGTAAAGATTATATTGATATTGCTATATCAAATAGTTTGTTGATTAATAATAGAAAACTCAGAAGAAAGTTAGAGATTCTTTTAGAAAAGTCTAATTTTGCTTCGGTTGAATATATCGATGATATCACAAAAGAGTTAGTTGATGGTGAAGAATTGAATGAATCTCAGGGAGTAGATGAAGATAATTTAGATATTTCTATCAACTTAGATTACGAGGATTATATAAAGGAATATATTCTTAAACAACAATATGATAATAGTAAGTTTAAGAATGGTATTTTAACCGAGTTTGATGAGATAATAAGAATTTATAACGAGAATTACAGTTCCAAAAAAGATTAATATGATTGCCTTAGAAGTTTTTGACAGATGTATGTCAAATAAACCTTACACAAATGATTTTAGAATCTATACTAAGAAATATTTACAAAAGACGGTAAAAGAATTAGAACAAATAGATGAGTTTGAGAAATGTATTAAACTTGTCAAGTATATCGGTGAAAGGTTTAATCACGAACTCAATTACTCAACTTTTGAAGTCTTATCTTAAGGTCACCATTTCCTTTTATTAACCTATGATAAGCGCCCATTGGTATAAATACTTCACCTTCTATTACCTTTGGTAATTCGTTATCTATTTGTATTTTCCAGTCTGTGGGTTCAATGGATTCAATTATCCTATCTTCTCTATCACGGTGCCACATAAACTCACCAGAATCAGTATTTTGATTGAATACTCTGATAAATTCATTATCACTTAATTTAGTTTCTTGAAAAGGAAGTGTCATATTTTAAACTTTGTTTTGTTTAACATATCTATTATATAATCTGCATATTGTTCAGATGTAAACTTTTTTCCATACTGTGATTTAAGTTTTTGAAACTGGTTATTCACCTTAGTTGCAACCATTAGACCAAAGCTATTTTTATCTCTACCTTTTGCAGTGTCTATTCCAAAATCATAAGCTCTTTTCTTAGTTTGTATACCAGTTTTCTTCAACCAATTATTATATACTTCTAATACTTTATTTTTATCATCATCTTTATACCAATAAAACTTTAGATGGTCATTGTCTTCTATAAAATGTTTAGCATCATATCCACATTTGAAAGAAATTGCCGAGTTTTTTAATTCACCTTCTGTGCAAGCTTTGTAAAAGTCACTTATAAGAGTTCCGAGTCCATTGAACCATCTTTTCAGGTTGTCTTCGCTTTTCTCAAATGTTACATAAAAGTTTTTTGTTATCTCCTGATCACCTATTACTTCTTTTTGTTTAAGACTTGAGTTATAATTTACACCAAACCACTCATTTTGGTCATCTTGTCCAATTTTCATTACTCCACTTTTATACTTAGCTAAGTATTCATCAAGTATTTTTTTCCAATTAGGAGATAATTTTTGAATAAAATCATTAAGTTCTGTATGTTCTTCTTTTCCTCGAATTATATTTTGATATATCCAAGAAGAAAAATCCATATCCGCGCCATCTAAACTACTATTTATATAATCAATTAGTTTTTTTCTTCTCTCATCACTGATTGTAAAGAATTCAGATTCAAATATTTGATATGTTTTTAAGTGTTTCATAGTTTAATTTTTATATTAGTTACCAGAATCCCGGATAAGTTTTTCCGCCCCATAAGTGACCGTATTTATTAATTCTACAAGCCCAATACCCAGCTTTAGTTTTATCTTTCTTTAAATGGCACTGGTGGCGAGCAGCAAATGACTTTCTAGCTTTAGGATTACTAACTTTAGCAGTTAATCCACCGTGAACATCACCAAATGAAATCTTTTTAACTTTACCAGTTTTAGGATTTTTAACATACACATAGTACTTCTTAGTACCACCACGCATTGGATAGTTTAATTTTACTTCTTTACCTTTATATTCAGCTTCATTCATTTCTACTAAATTCTCCATAGGTAAATCTAAAGGAACTAATTCTCCATTAAAGTATGCAAATTTACCGATTTCGGTAGATTCGTAAATTTCTTTATCTATATCACATAGTTTTACTTTTCCTTCATCAAATAATTGACGAGCTTCTTTTATAACATTATAAAAAGCTTCTGATCCAGGTCTGAATATATTTTCAGTGATCGGTTTGTTATTATCTAAATGGTATTTAAGACTTTCTGAGAAAAGAACATTCATAAAATCCTCTACTGATTTAACATCTGATTCGTCGCAAACACATTTAGAAGAAACTCTATCACATGCGTCACAATAGTCTTCTAATTGGTCACATTCGCAATCATCACAACCACACTCACAATTCTCTTCACCTGAACAATCATCACAACATCCACATCCAGTCAATTCACTTTCTTCATAGTCTCCTTCTATTTCTTCATCTTCATCTGAAAATTCATAGTCATTTTCACACTCTATCTTATCTACATGGTCTATATTGACAGTTATAAAAGATTCAAACTTTTCAACTTTATCTAAGTTTTTCTTAAATTCTTTTTCAATTTTCTCTTGGTCATCAATTGATGTTTTAATAGACGGTTTTTCATCTTTATTTTTTTCTAAAGACTTTGCACTAAAAGATATTTCTTGTGTTTCCTTTTCTTTTTTGTCGAATTTTTTAATTTTCATAGTGAAGAATTGTTTTTTATATTTTATCTTAATTTTTGTAAGATTTTTGCACATAGTTCATACTCTTCTTTAGATTCTAGTTCCTTAAGGTATTCTTTAAGTTGAAGAGGATTTGATAACTCTAGTCTGATTTTGAAAGTTACTTCTTTTAACTCTTTAAGTGTGTCTACATTCTTATCGACTAACTTATTGATAACATCTCTCTGGAACGGTGACATTCTCTCAAAGTCATTCCAGGTAAAAATTCCATTATCTTCTAAGAATTTAATAATCTCGTTTTTACAATTTTCGACTTTATTACCAATAATTTTATTCTTTTTTCTAGATTTCAATCTTCTAAAGAATGCTTCGTTGATAAAATCAGAGTAATTATTTAATTTCATAGGTTTATATATTAATTTTGTCTATCAAGAAATCTAAAATTAATATATAATGAAAATCTAAAATCATAGATGGCAGAAAAGGATCTGTATTTTTTTAATAAAGAGGGTGATTATCTAAATTTCAATTATAATGAATTGACACAAAGATGGGAAGGTGATATTCTTTTTCACGAAAACTCTAATGATACATTCAAGACATATGGTATTTATACACTTGAAAATGTACCTTCATTTGATTATGAATTAGTTGGTGAATTAACTACTAAAAAGTTTCAATTATTTAATGAACATGGATTTCACTTTTATTCAAGTAAAAGTAACTCAGTAAATATCAACTTTATTGAGCCAGTTAATAACGATCCAAATTTTTATAGTAAGTGGTTATATGGTGAGAATATCGAAACAACATTTCCTATTGGAACCTTAATAAAATTTAACAGTCCAGTTCTTGAGTTTAATAATATCAATAGAACTTATTGTGTTGTTTCATCAAAGAAAGGAGCTATTATGATTATTAGTCAAATGGATAATGCAACATTTGAGTCTACTTATTACTCTTTTTACACATCATCTTCACTTTATAATGGAGTTTCAATATCAGGTATTAACGCTGTTGGTGTTTATCATTATATAAACAATTTTTATGAGAATAACCTTTCTCTTTGGAATGAGCCTGATTTTTATGATATGGTTTATGTTGGTAAAAAACTACACGTAGTTGGTTCTGATAAAAATAATGAAAGTCTTACCATTAATAATATAGATCTAACTGACCAAAGACATTTTGAGTATTATGTTGATAAAAACTCTTTACCAACTGATACAGACCTAATTGTTGAAATTAAAACTAAAACTGATGTTCCTAGACTTTACAACGGTTTTATTGACGTTACTTCAGATGGAAAGTTTATAGTTGATACGCAGTATTATCCACAATTATTAAAGCCTGGAACGGAATTTAAAATTGTTGGTTCGACTAATAACACAAACTTTTTTACAGTAGCTCCAATACCTAATTTTGATTCAACTACAACAGCTACATTTTATGCGACTGGTTCGCAAGTTATTTTTAATAATGAAATAAGACAGTGTGTACTCGCTTATACTCAGAGTTTCTCGTCACCATCTTATTTTGTTGACCCAAGAGATGTAAATTACTGGGGTAGACCAACTTATATTAAAGTTGATCAAACAACTGTTCCTGAGTCTTTGTTGAATGCTCAAATTTATTTAACTACTGATAGATATTATTTTCAATATGGTTGGACTAATTCAGCATCAATAACTCTTGCTTCTACTGCTGAAAAGTATAAGTCAGATTTAACCGTATTTAATTTGGATTTATTTTATCAAAATAATCAATTAAAAGCTGATTTAGTATATGCTAGTGATTATGCCGAAGTAAACTTTTATCACACACAAGTAGGTCCAACTTACTCAATCGGTGGTAAAAAAGAAGTTTATGAAAAGATAGTAGGAGTAAGTGATGGCTTAGTAAAAGAGTTGAATTATAACTATTCAAGTAATTTTAATGTAAATGTTGTATTTACTGATTTAGATGGTTTTGGTATTAAGATATCGATTAACGGAATGATTTACGATGTTGAAACAATTTTTGTTTATAGTGGTGCTACTATTGATATGGAAAGAACCATTGATAGAACATTGAGAAATTGGTTGACGATTTATTATGTTAGACTATATTCTCTTGGTATTATTGCTGAGTTGAAATTTACAGGAAGTTATACTTCTGTTTTCTATAATTCAATATTCTTTAGAACTGAATATCCAAATGTTCCTATGGTATTTGATTACGTTGATGTTGGTGATACCGCCGCATTTCACATCGAACATTCTAGAATATTATTCCAGGATTTAGGACCATACTTAGAAATAATAATCAATGATGATAGTTTCTATCAATCGACCGCTTATGGTACTGGTAGTTTACCGGATATACCTACAACTTTAAGTCATTGGTATGATGAGTATGCTATTTCACTACTTGAAAGAGGTATTATTGTAAAGAATATTAATAACTTACTTACATTTGATGTTTTAAGTTTAGAACAAAGATTGGATTATGTAG